CCTGCCAATCGTAGAGGATTCATCCTCATTGGTGGTCTGGATGGAAATCTGAGGTGTTTTTCCAGTCTTGATATATCCCTGGTAAACAGCAAGTGCCGCGGGACTGACATTATAAATTGTCATGCTGCCTTTCCCTTCCGCACCGGCAACCTTATGCTGTTTCATCCGCTGGCCTAAAAGCTTTTTGGCCAGTACTGTAAATTCAATACTGCTTTCAATTTTGGAAAGTTCAAAGAAATAGCGGTTCTGCCCATCCATTGTTATATAGGCGCTTCCTTCATTTCCGGTTACCAGATCTGCAATTTTTGTATGATTTGCCATGATGTCTCCTCCTTATGATAAATTCACCGTAATGTATATTTTTTCAATACTGTCAACAGGCTGTACTGCTACGGTTACCAGTACCGCATCCGAATCCTTCCCGGCTTCCACGATTACATCAGCTGCATCGTAATTCTGTATTGCGCCCATACCCTGCAGCGTAGAAAAGTAATCCAGCAGAGAACCCTTTAAAAGTGCACGTCCATCGTCATTGTTGCTGATTTTTCCAATATAGCTGCTTTCATAAATACTGGTGATATCGTTTGCAATACTGTCCGTTGTACGGATTACGCGGTTCTTTCTGAAAAGGCTTCCTTTTTCAGAAGTGAAGGTGGTCAGTGAGTTGATATCATATACCACTGTCACATTCTGTGCCTGATCCGCTTTAAAAATGAACTGACCTGCTAAAATTGCAGTTTCCATCTGGGTTTTTGTCATTCTTGGAATTATATCAATTGCACCTTCATAAGCTGCGCCTGTATTGGAGACAACAAAGCCGGCACCGGCTGTTGCACCGGCTGCCCATGCAGTAGTCTCTGCTGCTGTCAGTTCGGTGTTGTCCGACAGAACGATACCTTGTACCACATTCAGTATTCCTTCTGAATCCCCGCTGTAATTGGCAAGCACTGCCTGGCACTTAATCCCTTCTTCTTCCCGCATCGTCTTGATAAAAGATGCAATTACAGTCTTATTTGTGTCTTTTTCATCATCATCATACGGATAACACAGTACATTGAACGATATTGTCTTAAGCTTCACAAGCGCATCTTCCACATGTTCCTGCGTATGATTTTCAGGCAGCTTATATACCAGCACTTTTTTTGCTTTTTTCAGTGCTTCCACAGCCAGCTTTTTATCTGTACTGACGGCATTTTTCAGCCATTCATTTTCCACTGCGGTAACAGTATAAATATCGTTGACATTGCCTGTACTCACTTCTTGCAATATCACTACAGTCCCACGGTCGCCCGGGGTTATTGACAGCGGTTCATTTGTTCTGATGTTGATATAGGCACCCGGTAAAATTTTATTTTGTGATTCCCATGTTCCTGCCATATTAATCCTCCTTAATCCTTTCTCTATGTATGATGGACTGCATGTCCGGATCACTCTCAGAGACACATTCCCGGCAATCCACCTCAAATTTATAATGCAGCACATCATCCTCTATGGTTATATCCCGTTTTTTAATCTTAAAGTCCTTAATATAAAAACCCCTGTTCATCTCTTGTGTCATCTGCCAGCATTCTTCTCTGGCTTGTACCATATTTTCCGGAAAATACATGATATCCAGACTGATGCTGTTTTTTAACCGGCCGTTTATTCCTTTTGAAAATTTCCGGTTATTTATGCTGATCAGGAAGGAAGGATTCTCAGGGTTCTGCGGGCGTTTTTCCTGATATATGCTGCAGTCCCTTACCGCCTTCAATCCAACAGCAATATTTTCATAGATCTTACTTATCATTCTTTTTCTATATTACCTCCATATGCTTTGTAATCTACCTTACGCTTCTGAAATAGATAAGGTGCTGCCATTTTCCACTGGACAGCCAGCTCCTCCATGCCTATGGGCCTGCCCTTTTCATCAAAAGAAAATTGAGTAATGCCACCCTGCCTGTATATAATATAATCCGCGTCCAACGCGCCTCTCTCTTTTAAACTCTCTTTCAGTGCATACTCTTTCTTAAGATGTAAGACAGCAGCTTCCAGTTCCCTTATTGTTTCATTTGCAGCATTCAGTTTCATCACCTTATTGTTGAAATCCTTCTTGGGAACAGCATGTTTGGGAAATTCTGCTGCAATTACTTTCAGGATGGCTTCCACATCCGGTTTTCCATCTTCCATTACAGCTGATTTTTCCAGTATTATTTTTATCCACTCCATTTGCGCTCCTCCTTAGATGTTTATTCCCGTTCTCCGGGTCTTGGAATTCTTCCAGTTATTCTCATGGCGAGTCGTTACCGTTCTTTAATGCCTGCGGAAAAAGGCAGGATATAATCTTTATTATTTGTATATACAGGATCTTGTCCAGGTCTGTATGAGCCGTCCGTCTCTTATCTGTATAGCAAGCAAACGGCACACACAACGGATAAATTGTCCAAACCCAAGCCGGAATTCTGTCTCCTGACTCTTTGACTTAATTTCCAGCATCAACTTCCAGGCTTCCTGCAGATACTGACTGGTATTGTCCGGATTGCCTGATTGCCATACAAAATCCATATCCCCTTTTCTGGTTATATTGTTATAAAAAGGAAAGAAAGGAACCTCGCCGGCTTCATGCTCAAATTCATTGGTTCTGTCATTAATGCCAAAGTCATCAATAACCTTGAATATTTCATATGGCTTCAGAGTGTCTTCCAATGGCTTCCCTGCTTCTACAGCATATACCTGACAGAATCTGTCATCCCAATATTCATAAACCTCCACCGGACAACCATCATCCGTAATATCCGGATAATGCCGTATCACTCCGGCCAGCGTCCTTAACAATGATTTACTCCATATGGGAATCATTTGCTCTGAAGGGATAACTGCATATTGGTATCCCTTCTCCATATCCGGCCAAAGATGAAGCCAGCCTGCCGCAGTATGTGATGCCTGAATACTTAACTCCTTACAAACTCGTTCAAACTTATCTCCCAGGAAAACGAATATCTTTTCATTCGCTGCTGCACTGCCCAAATCAAAGACCGGATGAATATCAAATAAATAGAAGGCTTTCAGGTAAACCAACAGTTCATTGGAAAAATAAGGATTTCCCGATTTATTGATATCACATTTGTGTGTTTCTTCCGGCTTCTTCAGAAACTCTTGATTTTCCTGCTTGTATTTTATAATTAATGCCTTCACTGCTTCCTCACTCATAATTGTATCTCTCCAATCCATTAATGCGTAACAGTTCCGCCTGGTGGCTAAACAGTTACAATGATGCACATATCATTTTGATTTCGCAAGGTCAACTACGTTGAACATGATAATGGATGGCTGAACTGTTACGTTAATGCTGCTATCTATATAACCGTTCAGTTTCAAATATCACAACGTTCAATATGTTGAACTTCTGTGGTAAAAAGTTGGCTCCTAAATCCGCAAATGCAAAACATCATACTTACTGTTACATAGTATTTTAAAAGTCTTTTTCAATAATTTCATACTATAATCATTATGTCATGCCGTTCAATTCATTGAACTTTTTATTATAATATCACAGTATATTGGAATAGTCAATACATAAGTTTTGTTTTTTTAACAAATGTTTTTTTTGTTGAACTAACTGCCTTTATATGGTATAATAGCAGCAGCGAGTCAGGCACGAAGCATTTGGCGAGTGCATTATAATCATGAACGAAGTGAGGTAAGGCTGAAATGAATAAAGAAAGTACAGCAAACAGATTAAGATACCTTATGGAAGCAAACAATTTGCGGCAGATTGATATTCTGAACAAAACAATGCCCTATTGCCGCAAGTATAACGTAAAAATGAATAAATCCGACTTAAGCCAATATGTATCCGGTAAAGCAGAACCAAACCAGGAAAAATTATTTGTTTTGAGTTCTGCTTTAAGTGTAAGCGAAGCATGGCTGATGGGCTTCGATGTCCCTATGGCACGAATATCCGAAAAAAATCCGGCTCCTAAAATACTTGAATATTATAATAACTTGAATAATCTGGGCAAAAAAGAAGCCACAAAACGAGTGGAAGAATTGACATATTATCCAAAATACGCGGCACATTATGTAAATGCGGCGCATATCAGAACAGATATTGAAATCACCGGGGAATTACTTAAGCATGACGAAAATATTATGGATGATGAGAATTTCTGATTTAAGTCCGTTTTATGTCTCTTTATTTTTGGTAATATACCTCGGTATACAATATTGTGGTATCAAGACATCATTACGTAGAGGTGATAAATATGACATATGACGATTTATTGATCGAAGCTGATTCAAACAGCTTGATAACAAAAGAAAAACCTCTGCTGGCTCATAATGGAAGGATAAAGGGTGACAGGATTGCAATAAGGCAAGACTTAACCGAAACCGAAAAAAAATGTACGCTGGCAGAAGAATTAGCCCATTATTATGTAAATAGTGGTGATCTGTCAAATATGGATAAAACCGAAAACAGAAAACAAGAATACAAAGCCAGGATAGCTGCTTTTGACCGTCTTATCGGTTTACAGCGTCTTATTGACTGTTATAAGCGAGGCGGCTGTCATAATCTTTACAATATGGCGGATTATCTGGAAGTGACAGAGGAGTTTTTACTGGAAGCTTTGAAATATTATAAAAACAAATATGGGGTATGTGTTCGCTCACAGGATTACCTTATATACTTCCATCCTGCCCTGGCCATTATAGAGTTCAAATAATTGTGCGGGGCGCAATTATTTGCTTGAGTTACTGTTCACTCCGTGACCAGTAACGCGCTTCGCGGGATGTTACCCTCTGAACAGTAACTTGCATGAAACTGTGATAATGTGACATAGCGAATATTACTGCTTTTCTATCAGCGTAAAAAATAGTATAATAGAAAGAAAAAAGGAGATAGGAATATGTTAGACGCAAATGGTAAACAAATAAGATCGGGTAAGGGACTGATTGGTTTTG